TGCTCGGCGGCGGGCAGCGAGTACATGATGAGGTCGTTGCTGACCGTCACGGAGACGCGCAGCTTCTTCGCGATGAGCTGCACGCTGGCGAGCGCGGGCTTCGAAGCGTTCTGCCCGACGTTCTCTCCGATGTAGGCCGCGGTCGAGCCGCCCGTCTGCTTCGGAATCGTGATCTGGCCGTAAGGCATCGGCACGATCACGGGGTTCAGACGACGGACGCACGTCCGGTTGCGGAGCAGCTCGATCAGCTCCTGGCTGTACCCGGGCGGGATGATGGGCGAGAACGGCCCCGCGCCGGGAACGCCCGCGCTGAGCTGCTTCTGCACGTCGGCGAACACCGCCTTCGTGTACTCGTTCTCGATCCCACGCGAGTGCGCGGCCTTCGCCACGATCAGCTTCGCGAGGTTCGTGCCCTTCGTCTTGTCCGCGTCGGCGGGGCGCTGCAAGCCGGCCACGCCCTCCTTGAAGATGTCCACCATCTCCTTGCCGCGCGCTTCGTTGGCCTTCCGAAGCTCGGCCAGCTCGGGCCCGACGAGAGCCTTGACGTAATCGTCGAGCTGCGCCTTGGTCATCGTGACGGGAGTGCTCACTTCATCCTCCTACCCTTGAACGTCGATCAGTCCGGCAGACGACCGCGTGACTTCGCCCGTTCGGCGGCGAGAGTATCACGCACGAGAGACTTGATGAGAGCGGGCGTCACCTCGACGCGCTCCTCCGCGGGAGCCTTCGTCAGCGGCACCACCGCACCGTCGGGCGCGAACGCGAACAGGGTCGAGGGGTCCACGTCCTTGCCGTAGTTCCGCGCGCCCTCGTTCGGAGCGCCGGCGCCCGAGGTCGCGGCCGCGGGCTCGCGGTACACCTGGCTCGCCGCCGGCTTCGCGACCGCCTCCACCCCCTGAGCGTCGAGCACCTTGTCGTCGGCCGACTCCTCGCCGTTCACGGAGCCTCGAGACGCGCCAGGGGTCGGGAGCTTGTGGTCGGGGTCCTGATCGAGCGTCGCCGTCGCGCCGATCGGGGGCAGCTCGTGCTCGCCGTCCTCGGCCGCGTCCGCGGGCTTCGGCGGCTTCACTTGCCCGAGGATCTGCTGGATCACGCCCACCGCCATCGTGAGCGCCTCCTCGTTCGCGCGCGAGAGCACGCGACCGGCCTTCTTCGGGGGCGGGGGCGGGGGCGTCTTGCCGCCTCCACCCTTGTCGGCCTCAGCCGCCGCGGCCGGCGCACCACCATCGGGAGCGGGAGCGGCAGCGGCAGCGGCTCCGATGCTCGCGAGCGCCATCGCCGTGAACTCGTCCGCGATCCCCTGGAGCAGCTCCTCCGCGTTGTCGGGCTTCGCGTCCGCGACCGACTGCACCGCGTTCGTGAAGGCTTCCACGATGGAGCCAGCGCCGGCGTCGATCGCCGCCTGTAGGGTCATCGGGGCGGCGGGAGCTGCGGCCGGCGCAGCATTCGCGGGCGGCGTCGGAGCGTTGGCCGGTGGCGGCGGTGGCGCGGCCTTCGTAGTGCTCACGGGTTCCCCCTTCAAAAACTCGGCCATCATTTCCTTGCCGGTGCGGCGGCGACCGTGCCGAGCCGCGAAGGCATCACCCGCCGCGTGCGCCGCGGGGAACCGTGCCCGCATCGCCTCGGCACGCGAGGCTGCGTTCTCTCGCTTCGGCTTCTTCGGTGGCGTTGCCGCGGCCTCCGCGCGTGCAGCCGCGAGCCCACCGTCAGAGCCGCCACCGCCCGCACCGAAGCGCCCGATGTCGTCGCGCTCATACTCGCGATCGCCCTTCGAGATCAGCGGCAGCGCAGCTTTGGGTGTTCCGGCGGCGGCATGGGTGGTGCCGTCCGAAGCACTCACCTCGGCGGCACCCGCCGCCGGAACCTTGACCGTCACCTTCGGAGAGAGGCTGATCGTCACCTTCTCGCCCGATGCGATCTTGAGCACGTTCTCGACCGCCGCCTTCGGGAGCCAGAGGCCCGAGCCCTCGACCTCCTCGAGCACACGCTCGGCCCAATCCTTCAGGGGGCGGAAGTCACCGACGTTCGCACGCTTCGCCTCGCGCAGCGCCTCCGGGTTCGACGGGATCGGCACGATCGACCACTCGAGCAGCTCCTGCCCGCTGAAGTCGTAGCCGCCTTTGTCGTTCCGCTCCGTCTTGCCGCCCTTCGGCTTGAAGCCGACGCTCGTCGCCTTCAGCGCGCCGAAGTCCACGAGGTCGCTGATCGTGTCCGCGAAGGGGTACGCGCCACGCGGGGGCGTCATGTGCTCGGCCTTCAGCTTGCCGCCCGCGTTGTAGATCCGCTCCGTCTTGCCCACGGGAGGCTGATCCGCCTTGTGCGCGAACAGGACCGGGCCACCCGCGTCCATGAAGTTCTTCGTGTCCCATGCGTGCGGGTCCACCGTGTCGCCGTCGCGGTCGAGCGCGCCGCTGGAAATGATGAACGTGAACTTGCGCTGGAGGCCCGAGAGCGTTTCGCTCTTGACGTGATCGGGGATCGTGAGCTTGAACAGCGCGGAGTCGGAGGGAGCTTCACCCTTCGCGAACAGCTCCTTCAGCGCCTTCTGCTGCCGATCGAAGTCCATTGAAAACCTCGCTAGGGTATGCACCGCGTGATGTGGTGTCAAGACTACGACTTGAGAGGCTCCTTCGGCTTCCATCCCGGCGCGATGGTGCCGTCAGGCATCAGGCGCGGCGTCTCGACGGGCTCGCCGTATTCCCCGTGTCCCTCGCCGAGCACCAGCTCGTTGTTCGCCTCCTTGTTGGGCGGTCGCTTGAGGTTCGCGAGCAGGATCTCGGCGAGGTCGTCAGTGTCGGTCATGGAGTCACCCACTTCTTCCACACGCGCTGCCCCGAGTAGGCGGCGCGGCGCACATGCGGCTTGATCGCCGTGCCCTTCTTGTCCATGAAGTCGATCAGCTCGCGGTAGGTTTTCTTCCGGTCCAGCTTCAGCGCCTTCTCGGAGATCCCCGTCGTGCGCTTCGGCTTCCCGGAATTGTCGAGGTAGATGAAGTTCGCCTTGCCCTTGCCCTCGTGCGTGTCCGCGAACGCCTTGAAGTTCTTGGCCCCGAGCGCGTAGGAGTCCACGACCACGGACGCTTCGACCATGCGTCCCTCCTCGCCCGCGCGGTGAACGATGCCGCGACCCTCCGCGGTCCACGCTGACACCGGGTCGTTGTCCACCCACACGAAGGTCGGAGTGATCCCGCGCTTCTCGCATTCGTCCATCAGCCAGGGGTTCTCCGTGCTGTTCTGATCGCCGGCCGCATCCCACACCGCGGCCGCGTGCTTCTGGAGGCCCATCATCTCAGGGTCGTCCTTGCCCGCGTTCTTGAGCGCGAAGCCCTTGCCTGAGCCGCACCCGCCGGCCGTCACGAGAATCTGCCGCTTCTCGGGCGAGAGCTTCTCGATCTCGTCGAGCTGATTCACGAACGCCTTCTTCGCGATCGCGTTCGCCGTCTGGTGGAGCGCGAGGTTGTAGAGCGCGCGCGCCTCCTTCACCTGTTCGGGCGTCTTGCCCGCAGAGTCGGGCGGCGTCCACGCGGCCGAGAGGTTCTTCGCGTCGTCGGTGCCGAACGTGGGGGGCGTGTTCTTGATGCCGAACTCCCCGCTGTTCACCGCCGCGCGGAACCGCTCAGCCATGCCCTCGGGGTCCTTCTGGTAGGCGTCCGCGAACGCGCTCTCGACCCGGCGCTCGTCGTCGCTCAGGTTCGGGAGTCGGCCGATGCTCGGGGGCGGGGGCACTTCGTGCGCGGGCACGCCCACGCGCGCGAAGTCGTAGACCCCATCACCGTCCGCGTCCTCCGTCGTCGGAGGATCGTACTCCTTCTCGCCTTTTGGGATCGGTGCGGTCGGCTCCTTGGCCTGCGCTCGGCCCGCCGCTGATCGCTCGCCCGCATCGCCACCCTCGGGACCCTTGTCGGCCTCCGAGCCTCCACCGCCCGCCGTCTCCGCGAAACGGCCTCCGTCGTCGCGCACATACTCCCGGTCGCTCTTGCCGATCGGCTCGAGGTAGAGGTCCAGCGTGCGGAGGTCCGCCTCGGTCGGCTTCCCGAACGCCTTGATCAGCTCCGGGTTCTCGCGCCCGAGCACGAGCCCGCAGTAGTAGACCGTCGCCGCCGTGGGGATGCGCCCCTTGAGACGGAGGTGCCGCTCGATGATGCGCCGCGCGTCGGGCGTCAGCCTCGGCACGTCGAACGCCTCCTTGATGAGCCCGCGCAGATCCTTCCGCGTGATGGAGCCCTCGCCGGGTGTCGCCGTCAGCGGGAGCGGAGGCTCGTCGCCAGGGATCAGCGGGAGAGCCTCGCCAGGGGCGGGAGGCCCACCGCCACCAGGGAGCAGCGGCACGGGCGGCGGCTCAGCCTCGAGCAGCGTCTCCTTCAGGCTCGCGTTCGCCGTCACCACGAACAGCTCGCCGCCCGCCGCCTTGTCCAGCGGCTCGAGGCCCGCGAGCTTCCGCCAGTCGTTCACCTGAGCGCCGGCGGGCATGGCGGTGAGGGTCTGCAGGCTGAAGCTCTTGTCCAGCTCCACGGGGGATTCGTACTCGAGCAGGATGCGCGAGTCGAACTCGGGCACGACGTGCGTGTTCAGGAACTCGCGCTGCCGCTCGAGGCGCGGCTCCGTGACGTGCTTCGCCATGATGTAGTCGGCGGCGTCGATCGTCGCGCGGTTGCTCGTCTCCGTGATGCCGAGGATCTCAGGCGGCACGCCCGGGGTCTGGCGCACCGTGTCGCGCATCGTTCCTTGCAGCTCGAAAAGCTGCATGTGAACGAAGTCGGTGGCCATCTTCTCCACCTTCGCTTCGGTGTTCGTGAAGAAGCTCTTGCCGACCTTGCTGATCCCCTTCAGCTCCGACTGCCACGCCTGCTTGAACTCGACGAGCTTCTCCTCATCGAAGTTCGGGAGCGAGATCAGCATGTCGGGCCGCGCCCGGTTGTATGCCATGAAGTTCACGAGCTTCGAGCTGTTCTCGAGCGCGGCCAGCTCATCGCCGAGCGTCATCATCAGGCCCGAGCCGCGCCAGTAGGGGTCCGCGGGGTCCAGCGTGCGGTCCCAATACATGCCGCTCGGCGGGATCTTCATGTTCAGCGTTTTCCACTGAAGCCAGTAGAACGGCGCGCCCGGTCGCGGCACCGTCCGCACCCAATAGGGGGGCACGGGGTAGAGCGCGATCGGAGGTCCGTCGCCGCCCTCGCGCTCGATCACGAAGAACGCTTCGCCCACGATGTCGATATAGATTTGCCACAGCATCTTCACCGCGATGCCCGGCAAGTAGGGGCACGGCTGCGCGAGCAGCTTCACGAGCGGGTGATCGGGGAAGTCCTCCGTCTCGAAGCCCGCCATCGCGAGCGCCTTCATGCGCGCGCGCTGATCGCCCATCAGCTCGGCCTTCACGAATTTCTTCGAGTGCTTGTCCTTCGTGCCCTTGACGTACCACTGAGTCGTCGCCGTCTGATAGGCGATCTTGTCGGTCGTCGCGCGGAGCCACGGAGAGAGCGAGTACGCGCCGAGGAACGACGCGCCGTCCCACTTGGGCGGCACGTTGCCCTGGAGGATGCCCTTGAACATGTTGCGCGCGAACGTGGTGAGGATGTTCGGGCGCGGGCGCGTGAGCGGAAGCTCCTCGCCGGTTTCCGCCTGCGGTC